CCGAGCGGAGTGCCACCGCCACGGTATGAAATTCTATTCGGGAGAGAACAGACTCCGCGCAATGGGCGACGATATGTGCTGTTGCGGAATAGACGGACTACCCGGCTTTAAGGGCAACGACTACAACCTATGTATGCTTATGAACGGCAAAAACCCTCAACCGACCGAGAATATGAAAAAGGTCGGGACCGGCGGTTGCTTCAAGGCGTTAAATCAGAGCGCGGGCAGCAGCCGAAAACTCGCCAAGCAGTCATTTTACGGGCTTATGCAGGAGGAACTCGCAACGAAGACCGAATATCACAAAAAGGTGTTCGGGGTTGACGAATAGCCTCACGCCCGTACAGGAAATAAACGGACTGCTGATGAAGCGCGACGACCTCTACACTCCACTCGGACACGGAGAGGTCAACGGAGGAAAACTACGGCAATGTATGATGTTGACGGACAGCGTTTTAGCGTCCCAAGACGACGTGCGTTGCCTTTTTACCTATTGTAGCATACATTCACCCCAAGCACCGATAACGGCCGCCTCTGCCCTTGCTCACGGCTTACCCTGCTACATAGTGTACGGAGGAGCAAAGCCGGAGAACATAAAAGCGTTGCCAATGCCGCGATTGGCGATGAAATACGGTGCTGAAATCATAATCGGCGCGAGGAGCGGTAGACACAGCATTCTACACGCAAAGACAAAACCCCTCGCCGAGAAGAAACGCGGATTTATAGTGCAATACGGCATTAACCTCACGGACCACGGCGACGTCCTTTTGGACGCGGTATCGGCACAGGTGCAGAATATCCCCGATGAGATAGAAAACCTCGTAATGACTTGCGGAAGCGGAATTACCTCGTCGGGCGTTATGATAGGCCTCCACCGATACGGCAAAAAGGTCAAGAATGTTCACCTTGTCGCAACGGCCCCGGACCGTCGGGCGTTTATACACGAAAACCTCAAAAAGTACGGAGCGGACCGTGAATTCCATTATCACAGTTTATTCCATACGCCGGGATTTCAGTATGAGAAAGGCGCAAAGGCGGTATGGGGGGGTCTGAAACTTCACCCACATTACGAGGCGAAGACTATGCAATGGTTTTTGCAAAGCGGACTGCAACCCTCCGACACCCTCTTTTGGATAGTCGGCGCAGAGCCGTCCAATAAATCGTAAAGGAGAGGAGGAAAAATGCCAAATAATACCAAAAGTAAGCCGTGGGAAAGACAATCGGGCGAAAGTGAAAAGGCGTTTGAGGCATTTTCCCTCTATCGAGATAAAGGGGCGGACCGCACTTTAATATCGGTTGCGGAGGAGTTACAGAAAAGTTACACTCTAATCCGCCGTTGGTGCGACCGTTGGAATTGGGAGGACCGTGTCCGTGATTACGACAACGATTTGGAGCGGGAGGCAAAGAAAACCGCCCAAAAGGGACTGCGAGATATGTATACGCGACAGACGAAAATCGCTATGCAAGTGCAGGAAAAAGCCCTCCAAGCGTTGAAGCAACTCGACATCGAAACGATGTCCCCGAAAGACATCAAGGAATATATCCGAATGGCGACGGAGTTGGAACGCCTCAACAGAACATTGAGCGCAGCCCCGGACGAAAGCGAGAAAGCCGGGAGCGGTAGTCTTGCAGACACCATTATCGCCGCCTACCAAAGACGAAAGGACGGTGAGGGATAATGAGTTTGAGTCAAGACGCTATTCTCTATTACTCGGAACACCCCGTCCACTTTGTAGAGGACCTTATCGGAGTTACGCCGGACGCAGAACAAGCAAAGATAATACAGAGCGTTGCCGACAACCCTATGACATCGGTGCGGTCGGGACACGGTATCGGAAAGAGCGCGGTCGAGGCCTGGGCGATAATATGGTTTATGGCTACCCGCCCATTCCCGAAAGTCGCTTGTACAGCTCCTACGCAACATCAGTTATTCGATATTCTTTGGGCGGAGGTCAGCAAATGGTTACGAAACGCCCCGCAGCTTGAAAAAGAGTTTGTGTGGACGAAAGAAAAAGTATACCTCAAAGGCTACCCGGAGGAATGGTTTGCAGTAGCGCGTACAGCAACAAAGCCGGACGCTCTGCAAGGTTTCCACGCTGACAATATCCTGTATATCATCGACGAGGCGAGCGGCGTTAAGGATAACATATTCGAGCCTGTCCTCGGTGCATTGTCAACGCCCGGAGCAAGACTCTTGATGTGCGGAAACCCGACGCAGTTGTCGGGCTTCTTTTACGAGAGCCATACGAAGAACAGAGCCTCCTACAAGACATTCCACGTTGACGGCAGAAAGAGCGGGCGCGTATCGCCCGAATTCGTCCAAACGATTATACGAATGTACGGTGAGGACAGCGATGTTTTCCGTGTTCGAGTGGCAGGAGATTTCCCACTATCCGAGTCTGATGTGTTTATCCCAATTTCTCTCGTAGAAAAGTCCATAATGACGGAGTTTTCTCCCCGAAAAACCCCGAATATGATACGGATTGGGTGCGATGTGGCTCGTTTTGGTGACGATAAGACGATTATCGGGTCGAGAATTGATGAAAAGGTCAACATCGACAAGAAACGGCACGGGCAGGACACAATGAAGACGGCAGACGACATCGTATTGCTTTACTACGACTTATTAAAACGACACCCCGACTACAAAGGCTATGTAACGGTCTGCGTGGACGACGGAGGCGTGGGCGGTGGCGTGGTTGACCGCTTACGGCAAATGCAAAGGAACGCCCCGGAGAGGCTCGGACAAATGAACATCGTCCCGGTCAAATTCGGTCAGCGTATCAAACACAAATACTACCACGACAGTACAACATTTATGATGGCTACGGTCAAAAAACTCCTCGCCCCTTATGACGAAGAAACAGGAGAGGAAAAGCCCGTGGAAATCATACTCCCAAACGACGACGACCTCGTCGCGCAGCTTTCGGGCAGGAAATACAGCCTCACCGAAAACAGCAAAATCAAGGTCGAGAGCAAGGACGATATGAAGAAACGCGGTTTGCAGTCCCCGGACGAGGCAGACTGCATTTTGCTTTTATGCGTCCCTGTAAAACAGCCTAAACGGAAAGGAGATACAAACAAGTGAAACGAATATTATCACTAATGGTTATTTTCGCCCTGCTTTTGGCGTTCTCGGCGTGTTCTGCACCGCCCGAGGGCGTTTATACCTCTGACACAGAAATTCCTCCCACGGCGACGCAGGACGCGCAGGAGGAGGTCGTAGCGGTCGAACACGCATACATCGACATCGGCGTGAACGAAGACGGTTACTATGGACTTATGGGACCGTTGGAAATCAGATACTACGGCGGAGAGGTAGAGAGCGTTTACATCGACGACCCGACTCTCCTCTATTTCAATGTTTCCTCGGAGTGGGGCGACGGCGTTTATATTTTCAGAATGCCGGAGGGCGACGCAATCATTGACGACCTCACAGCCGTAGCGGAGGAACTGAAAGAAGCAGGACACAACGACCTCGGCGCAAAGGTGGACGCTATCATCGACTCCTTTACCAATGCCGGCCCCATAGAGGGCGCGAGTACATAAGGAGGAACGGACCAATGGCAAAGAAAAAGCCGGGCGTAGCGGCCCACATTATCAAAGCAACAGACAGCAGACCTATCAGTAAGTCGGACAAGAGCGAGCAAATCGACGCGAGAGAGGAACTATCCACCGCCGAATGGCTCACGCCTCCGCTTGATATGGCAGGGCTGAAAGAACTTGTATCGCACTCCTCAATCCTCCCTCAATGCGTTAGAGCCTACAAGAACAATATTGCGGGCTTTGGTATCGGTATCAGATACAAAGACGATGAGGAGGAAACCCCGGAAATGGCGGCCGAATTTGTCCGTGCAGAGGAACTCATCGAACTGCTTACTTTCGAGCAGGACACCAAAGAGGTATTCGAGGACCTTGTAGAGGCCCGCGAAACTTACGGCATTTCCTATCTCGAAGTTATCCGCAATATCGGCGGAGAGGTTGTGCAGATTGAGTTTATCAAGGACACCCCGACGGTCGAAAAGACCCGTCAATTAGAGCCGTACATTGACACAACGTTCTTTTTCAAAGGCGTGGAGCAGACTCGCAAAAAGAAATTCAGAAAATACCGTCAGACGGTATGCGGTCAGACCGTGTATTTCAAAGAGTTTGGCGACCCGCGCATTATGGATAAGAGGAGCGGCGAATACCTCGGTGAGGGCGAAACCCTCGAACTCGACTACCAAGCAAACGAGATTATGGAGTTTGCAATCGGCACATCACCATACGGCGAAGTCCGTTGGTGCGGTCAGATACTCGGCGTAGACGGCAGCCGCAAAGCGGAGAGCCTCAACAATAACTATTTCAGAAACGGCAGACACACTCCGTTGATGATTGTGGTTAAGGGCGGAACGCTCACAGAGGAGTCGTTTACAAAACTCACGGAGTATATGAACGGCATTAAGGGAGAAGCCGGACAACACGCATTTATCGTCCTTGAAACGGAGGCGGTAGACAATAAGGCGGGATTTGAGGAGGACGGCAAAACCGAAATCGAAATCAAGGACCTGGCCTCTATCCTCCAAAAGGACGAACTATTCCAAGAATACCTCGACAATAACCGTCGCAGGGTGCAATCATCGTTTCAGCTGCCCGACCTCTATGTGGGTTATACGACCGACTTTAACAGAGCGACGGCACAGACGGCGCAGGAGGTTACGGAAAAGCAAGTATTTCAGCCGGAGAGAAAGAGCCTTGCGTGGGCGATTAACAACCGCCTACTCAACGGGTACAACTTCAAGTATGTGGAGGCTTATTTCAAAGAGCCGGACATCAGCAACCCGGACGATATTGCAAAGATTTTGAATATCGTTGAGAGGGCCGGCGGATTGTCGCCGAATAAGGCGAAAGAGGTCGGCTACACAGCCCTCGGCG